GTGCGATAGGTTCATCATGCCACCTCGTAGCAAAGTGTGAATCGGATTTGGTCAGCGTTTGCTGGCACTACTGGAACAGTTGAAGAAAGGACGCTTGCAGCAGTGTAAGCAGGTGAAGCGACTACAAGGCTGAAAGTTGTCGCCGAAATGTAGAACGCTTGCATTGGGTAGAAAGTAAAGCCTGCCGAGGAGTCATAAAATAAGCCGAATCCAATAGGCGCGTTATTACTTTTGATTGAGATGGCTGATGGGACACTGATTCGATAAGCGCCCGTTCCTGCAGCTGCACCTGATGAACCAAAATAGATTGCACCTTCAACAAACGCCCGTTTTTGTAGAAGTTGATAACTGCCTCCTTGGAAACTTCCTGTGCCTAGTGTCGGGTTTGTTGTCACTGCTGTTAATGCTGGCGTGTAAGTTTCTGCCACGGCCCCAATCGTGTTAAGCGTCGCCGCTGTCAACACCTGCCCGCTAGTCGTTCCTGCTGTCCACTGTGTAGCCATGTTTTCTCCTTATGCGACTCGACTGCTGTCAAGTATCCCTAAATATGTGTCGTTTAAAATAAAACTCTGATATTGATATGCGGGCAACAAACCTAACGTTACTTGACAGTCCGACGGTGTAGCCGAAATACGGCGACTAGCAATAACGGACATTTTGGTTTGTTGAGCGCACCCGGTCGGCGTGTAGGTCAGTTGGACGGGTTGCCACATCACAGATTCAATGTCAAGGATTTTGTTCCAAAACGGGGCGGCGGCGTCAGCAGCTGCGGATTGAACCATTTTAGAACTCAGCGTTAGTTCCTCAGGTGCAAAAGTTATTTCGCCAAAACGGTTAATCCACGAATTGACTGTGCTGGTTTGACTTGCGGTTGATGGAGATCCTGCTTGTGTATATGACCTAAACCGTTGCCCATATTTGGTCGTTGAAGTTGCGTTAAAACTTGTGACGGTTTGGGTTCCTGTTGGATCAGTCAAAGTCACATAGTTTGTGAGTTGATCCTCGTCGTATCCAGTAACAAGATCACCGATGGGCAGTTGTGTACCTGTCACAGTTTTGTCTTTGAAAAGGAAAGTTGTTCGGTTGGCGGCGTTTCGAGTCATTGTGTAATCAATGAGTTCGTAACCAAAAACAGGGCTGGTCAAAGTAATTGTTGTCGGAATAATCATTGCGGGTCCGACAGGGGTAATAATAAGTGAAATAGACGAATTGAGACTGTTGCCAATGTTTAGAGTACTGCACTCAGCATTAAAATCGTCTGTTAACAATTTTCCTGTAACTACATATCCAATGTTAGTGCCACCCAAAGTAGGCATTTGGGCAGGATTTGCTGGCACCAAATTTTCGTAAAACTCTTTAATTGAACCTGCGGCACTACCTGACACGCCACCTGTGTTAACTGTTGCGGAACGACCGCCAGCAGTCAAAGCGTCAATAAACGAAATAGTTACATAAGAGTTGATTCCGTTGTCGTCCAACGCGAACTGGTCAACGATGCCGTGAAACAGTTTAAAACTGGTCGGCACACCGCCCACCGTTGTAGTGCCGTTAATAAGTACGGCCTGATTAAACCAGTCAACCGACCCATAAGTTCCACCGCCACCGGGCGTAAACAATCCCGTAAAGTTCTTAATCAACATTGAACCTTTACTGGTACCGATCTCAGCCAAAGAGACCTGCGTGTTGACATTAAAAGACATAACTTCAGACGTGATGTCATATGACGCGCCAAGGTTGCCAATCGTGATCGTAAAGGCGGTCGTGATAGCCATTTAGAACCTTGCGCTCGTCGTGGTCTGTAACGGGATCGCACCGTTCTGTCGAGCATATTTTTGGATTGCTCTCACAACTGCGTCGGGGTCGCCACCGTTCACATTGACTGTGATTGTGTTGCCACCCATAGCACCGTTTGGTGTGATGTTGCCAGACGACGACGGTGTGAACAACTCAGGGCCGCGCTCACCCACAAGATAGGAGCCACCCGGTGCGACCGGACCCCCTGCAGCTCTTGCGCCACGGAACCGCATCGCGTTCAGTTCAGGAGTGTAACCACCAGCAGAAATAGTCTCAATAAGGCTAATAGCCCGATCCAATTGTTCAGTATCAACAAGGATTCGAATCTGATTCTTTTGCGAATTAGTCAACGCCACCGTTCCAGCAAGGGCAAGAACCATCAACTGGGCGTTAATCAGGCTTTCGTTATATGCATCAACTGCCTCTTGTGAACCGCCATACGCCTCAACCGCTTTTTCTTTTAAGCCATCTAACTGTTCTTTAGCGTCGGCCATTGCGCTATCAAGTTTTAGGGTGCCAATCAAAGACTGCCATTTGAGATCAGTAATTGCTAATTCTTCGGCTTGATCTTCAATTGCAAGGTTCATCAAATTCATTTCCTCGCGACTCTCTGCAAGCCTTGAACTGACATACCCGGCATAAGCATTACCAAGATCTTTTGCTGCTTCTTCTGCCGCTTTCGCATTTTCTTCGTTGTCGTTGAACAACCCTGCAAATGCACTAAGAGCCCTGCCAGCAGGTCCCTCTCTTAGTTGGTTTCCTAATCCTTCCAAACTGGTCAAGTCTTTTAAGTCGGACACGATGTCAATAAAAACACCGCCAGCGTTAATGACAAAAGCATTCCAAATATCACCAAGTTCTTGAACGGTGTCTCGGTACTCTTTTGCCTTTGCTAGTTCCTCCTCCGAGATCACTTGCGCGCTCGACACGGAATCTAAAGAGGCTTTAAGATCGTCCGCGCCCATCTCAATAAGTTCCGACATTGACTGCCAGCCCTTGCCAAGCAATTGCGCCGCAACCCTTGCTTTTTCCGCTGGGTCTTTAATGCCTTTAATGCGTTCAATGGTCTTAAGCAATGTTGCATTGACGTCTAACGATCCGTCGTTTAAATAAACAAGATCAACGCCAAGGTCACGCACCTTGTCCGGGTCTGCGCCAATGGTTCGGTTTAGGCGACCGATAGCACCCTCAACGGCGTCCACCGGAATACTGAGATCGCCTGCTACCTCAATATAGCGTGAAGCGTCCTCAACGGCCAGACCCGTAGCGTCCGCAAACTTGCCTGAGGCTAACGCAATGTCTTGAAACGCTGTTATTGCTTTTGTTGCAAAAGTTGCAAGAGCGGCACCGCCAGCGATCGCAAGCGTTCCCGCGTTGGCTTTAACGGCGTCTAAAGCGACTTTAGAGCCAGCCTTAAACTTGCCCATCCCACCCTCAGCATCAGCAACCGCAGTTTTGAAGTTACCGAAAGCGGCTTTAGCAGCCTTGATTCCAGAATCGGAAAACTCGGTAAGGATGGGAATATTAATTGCCATTAGCGGTTCACCTTCATCAATTCTTTGTTCGCTTCAAAGATTACCTCTTTGATAACAGGCTCTAAGGCTTTTTGAAAGTCTGGGATCGCTTTCTCTCCACCAGCCCAAACCATGCGCGACGGACCGCGACCGATCTTTTGCGTAAGTAATCCCGAAAAGTTTGGGCGACTACGCGGACCGCCACGACCTCCACCGCCACTCTTGCCAGCCATGTCAGCAATCGCGAGAGCCGCGCCTTTTGTTCCGACGGTGATTGTTCCAATGGTTTCATATTGTGCGCCTTTAACAATGTTTCGTTTACGGGCTTTGCGCGTGTTCGTTTTAACGACGACGTTTTTTGTCTGACCGTTTTTCCACCCGGTACGCCACTGGCCGTCCATGCCTCGAGTGGGCGACGACGACGGCACCAGCGGTGTGATCGCGTCAACAACGACTTTGCCTAGTTCACGGATCTGCTTGCCGTAAGCACGACGCAATTTAGGGTCAATGGAATTGATCGTCCTCAACGCCTCTTTTAGGCCAGTTGGTTTCAGATCAATTCCCAGACTCATCGCTTGTGTTTCGCTTTCTCGTTTTCTTCAACGAGCAGCCGAACCATCTCATCCACAACCGACGCTGGACAGTCCATCAAATCAATTGGACTGATGCCTGTCCTAATTGCCAGCTGCGCTATAAGGTTGACTGCGCGTCCTGCTTTGGTTTCTCTTTTGGGACAAAAGTAATGTCCCCTACTTTTTCAACCCACTTAGGAAACAGTTCAACGATTACGCCACTCGAGCGCACCGCATCCCATGCCAACCAAGCCAAAGCCTTAAATTTCATGTTCTCTAAAAACTGCCCGACGGAGAGTTGAGGATGATGATCCTCCCAGCGACACGCAACACCGTAAGTGATCGGTGCCTCATGTGTTTCTCCGTCGAGCATCTCTACTCGTAACGTCATACCAATCATGTCGGGGTCCTTTGTTTGTGTTGGTTAGATCAGGCGACGGCGCGTACCCAAGTGCCACCAGTGCCCGTCACGGTCATGGTATCGAGGGAGCCGACAGTGCTTGAGATCGGCATAAACGACGAAATCATCATATTGGAAATTGTGTAGATCGGGTTTCCGGGTGCGGCCACGCCAGAGTCAGGTGCGACGATCACAGTGGTGTCGCCGTCGCCGACAACATCTGACAAATACTTTTCAACTGAGGTTGCGCCGTACTCGAGCAGGATGGTTGCACTGACGCTGACCGTTTGGAGGCCTGCGACAAACTTGTGCCCTGTGGCTCCCATGACGGTTGCTTCAAGCGAGTCAAAACCTGCTTCGAGGGTGATGGATGAACAGTTAAGTGAAATGTTGTTGGCTCCGATGGTGATCTGTCCTGAGCCTTGGTAAACGATTGCCATGATGTTTTTCCTTTGTTAGTTAGCGTGTCGCTGTGAGTTTGATAGTGAGGTCGTAACAGGGGAGGTCTTGCGACCCGATCGTTGCGATGGATGGTTGTCCATTGACGACTGCAATGTTTGAGCCGAGGATCGTGTCCACGACGCCAAGGATGTAGTCGCTTGAGTCTTGATTACCGGGAGGCGCACCAAGGACTCGAATAGTGATTGTGACGTCACTGACTTTGGATGTTGGGTTTGCACCGTACGATTCAAACGACGGCAACTCAATAAAGACGGTGAGCGGTCGTGCGTTGCGTGGATCGGTGACAGGTTTAAGCCCAAGGGCCGTGAGCGATGCTGAGACCGCGTTGATCGCGTCGGTGAAAATGCCAGCCATGTTAAGC